GTCCACTTTGTTATTTAGAATCCGTCTAAGAGAAACGTCGTCGAAAGGCGATTTTAGCTTGCTAACTAGTCAAGCTTAGATAATATGTCTGATAGTCTTTTAATATCGGCTTTTAGCTTAGATATGTATTCGGTTATATCATTAGGATGAATCATTTGAGTTGTATGATTATTATATGTGATTTCAAGAGTATCAACAGCTATAACATCTATGTTTATTATAGTTTTCTTTTCATCTATCTTCATAATACTTTTGTTATTTAAATTGGTTTATGATTTTAGCTTATCAGTTGATTAGCTTCGCTTATCAGTTGTAGCATTTCGCTTATCAGGTGACTAGGGTCGTTTCCAATCCCGATTAGCTTTGCCGGACGGCTGTGCCCGACAGCGAGCATAAGTCGAGAGTATTATCGAACACACAAGTCGAGAGTATTGTCGAACACGTGCCGAATGGTGTGACTTTAGTTTAGTAGGAGAGGTTTCCCTCTCCTACGTAACTGGTTAAGCAGCACCCTCTGCATCAGGTTGGTATTTAGCCAACATGTCAGCCACGAGCATTTCGTCCGCAAGGGACAACGTACGCATACTAAGTTCGTACGGGAAATACTCGTAACGGTCGTGTTCATTAACACGTTCTTCACGAGACATTTTAGCGGCATACGGATTAACGAATACTTCACCTTGCGCAAGCACGTGTCCAAGCACACTAATACGTGCCTTCTTGAAGATAACGTGCAACACTGACAACGGAGCTGTCATAACAGCATTGGCAAGCATTGGCTCACCCTGACCTTTGAGAATAGCTGCAAGCTGAATACGAGTAGTAAATATATTACGAGTCGTAGACTCGACATAAGTACCACTAGCAACATCTTTAACAAACTGTGGAATGTTGCGATTAACAACAACAGTAAGAGCACCTGCATAACGATTACTATTATCAATGATATTAGTAATCATTAAGCTGTCGTGATTCTCAAAATCAGGACGGTCAAGCAACAGACGAGTAACATCGTCTGCTTCCTGTCCTTGATACTCGGATAGGTCAACTATACGAGCATCAGCAGCTTCATCAGCAGCTTCATTAGTAGCATCTGTTTCAGCGTTAGCACTTGCTGCATCAGCAGCTTCTTTTGCAGCTTTCTTAGCGGCTTCTTCGGCTGCCTTTCTAGCAGCATCATTAACTTTAGTTCCCATAATACAAATAAATTAAATGTTATAAATCAGTCGGCAACTGTTCAACCAATGTGCATCCCGACTACACACACAATGGCAATATGTTTAAAGTCATTTGATTTGATAGTAACTGCAATATGTTTAAAGTCATTTGGTTTGATTAAGCCAATAGTTCTTTAACAACATCGTTAATATCTAGTATCGGTACTAACACTACTAATAGTATTAGAAAACTATTCACATGGTTATCATACAACTTAATGTAACTTAGATGTATGAATACTGGCACACCTAGCATACTTAATGCTAAGTGTACCACTTTAATCTTATCGCTAGTATTCATACGTATCTAGTGTAATAACGTGAACAAAACTTGTCGTAGGTTTCACCTGCACGACCATACATTTTCCAATCACGCTTCTGTCTTCTAATAGCAGATAGATAAGTAGCAGTAGTCATAGCTACTGCTATTGATAACAACAATAGAAATATCATAAACATAAGTATTTAATTAAACATTTATATTAATAGCAATATGTTTAAGGTCATTTGGTCTTGACGGGGGTATTGGAATTGGTTTGGAGTAGGGGGGCTATCAGGGTAGGAGCTTCGTCTCCGAAAAAATATACTCACGAAAAATATATTTCTCTTGGGAGTAGCACTTTCTATACTATTAGATATTCTAATTCTAAGTTCATCTTTAATAGTATTCTTATTATTAATACTATTAGATGTTCTATCTCTATTAATCTAAGTATTACCTATAACACTTATAGTTCGTCTCGATAAAAATATATTCATGAAAAATATTATTTTGTGGGGCAGCACTAATAGTAGTACCTCTAAGTTTATTTCTTCTAATAGTCCTATTCCTATTTCTAAGTTCATTATTAGTCCTATTCCTAATTCTATTTCTAACAGTAGTTCCAGTCCTATTTCTAAGTCTATATACATTAGTTAGTCCTAATAGTATTTCTAATTCCCTTCTGTATATCTATTGTTGTTAGTAGTCTAACTCTTCTTATAGAAGAATTATCTTATTAGTTAGTCCTATTAGTCTAATCAATTCCTTTAAGTCCTTAATTGGTCTTACTTATATTATATAGTATTGGCTGTCTATTGGGTCTTATTGTGTATTACCTTTCTCCTCTTCTATCGAAGAGTCCGAAGATTTAGCATCAGGATTGTAAAAATAGAATGGTAAGATTTAGTCGATATTTTAGTTAAGTAGTGGACTTGCATTAGAGTGTGTACTAATGTGAACTAGTGTGAATGGATGTGAATTATATAGCGAATACAATTCTAAAGGTTTTTTAACGAGTTAGATATTGATAGTACGAATATTATTCGTATACTTGTACTATTAATGACTGGTGCATATATTACTCTTAGTAATGCTAGTCAACTTAATTAATAGTATTAACAATCTAATTAAAGTAATCATGTTACATTTAGAGAACAAAACTAAAGGAGAAACTTTCCTAGTTCCTCAACACATTGGAGAAATTGATTTCAAATATGTTTCTGACCGAGTTAAAGATATAACTCCGTTTAAGCATTTTGGTATTGTCGCTATTATTCAGACTGCTAAACTTCGTGAGATTATCAATCCTGATTTAAAGGGTACTGGTAGTACTAGATTTATATTAGTTAAGACTAACTATGCTGATGATGTTAAGGAAGAAGATAGAGCTATGCTTAATCGTTTCTTATATGTTGCTCCGTCTGATGTATTTACTGGCATAGATTGTAATCCTCGCAGTAACGAACTTACTCCTTATAATCTTGCTGAATTTATTCGTGGCGACCAAGACTTAAATCTTAGTATTGCTCGTGGTGAGATATTCCGTAAAGTTGGAAGTGGTTCTGTTATTAGTTTACTTGGTACAGAAGTGAATCCTGTTACTACTGAAAAGAAAGGAGATAATGGTAAGTTGATTACTACTATTGCCGAAACAGTAGTTTGTATTGGTTATAAGATTGTCCGTCTTACTGATATTCAAGGTCAGAACTCTGTCGAAGGTCTTATTCCTAGTGGTAAACCTCAAAAGTTTATAGTAGCTACTAACTTACTAAATGTATAAACTAGATGCCTTCTATTGATTTAAAAGAGAAAAAGGAGTTATTAGTAACTCGTCCTGATATTATTAGTTTATTAGGTGTTACACCTCTTGAAGCTGAAATAATAGATGATATTATAGATAATATCGAAGACCAAATTATTGATAGAATTAAAAGTCTACAACGAGTTTCAATTCCTTTTATTGGTGGATTTATTGTTAATGAAGCCAAGTTAGATGCAATAGAACATCATCCTGTAATGAAGGCTAAAAGGCAAGAACTTACTAATGAAGAATATTGGAAATTTAAAAAGAGCTTAGTTGCTACTCGAATGGCTCAACGTAGTAAATTTAGAAGTAGAACTTCGATAATATCTCGAACTGTTAGACTTAATCGTAAGTTAGCCGCAAGGAAACTTAGAGAGTTTAATCAAGATGAGAGGTCTTTTAAATTATATATGTACTTCTTTAGTAAGATGAAGCCAGTTAATGATTCTGATTACTATATTGAACTAAGAAATAATAAAGGTTATGATTACGAAGATTGCCCCTTTGGATTTAACAGGTATGATTAGCGTTGATGAGCAAGGTTATCCCTTTGCTCCTAACGTTTATCAGATACAGGATAAAGATGTAAGAGAGTTATATCTTCGTGATACTAGTGAAGATAAACTTCGGTATCTTAAAGAAGCCGGAGTTATTTTTTATCTAGCCGACCCTAAGTCTCCACCTAATCAAATGGGATATAGTCGTCCAGAAGCCTTAGCGTCTGCTAGGGCTAATTACGCTCTTCCTAATGATTGGCAACCCGATGCTCTTATTCTTCGTCTTGTTGATAGATATCATGAAGATAAGATGGGTGTTGCAGGCGAAGCTCTTGAAACTATTCTTAGAGCAGTTCATAATAGTTCTCGTGCAGCTAATATACTTAGTGAACAACTTACTAATAAACTTAATGCAGGTATACAAGCCGAAGATACTTTGCCAGTTATTGATTTGATAACTAAGCTAAATGGTATTATTAATATCATTCCTAATCAGATTAAATCTTTAGGTGAAGCTAAACAAGCTGCTGCTCTTGAAATAGAACAGAAGAAAGCTCGTGGTGGTAAAGTAGTTACTAGTTCTATGTCTGCTAAAGATGCTAGTGATTTAGAAGCTCAAGTAGAAGCTCAAAAGAGAGAGCTAGGATTGGTAAGTGATAGCATTGTTAACACTCCTTTACGGGGGAAATACGAAAGTACAAAATGATACCAGTTAAACCTGAATATAAGCAAACTAAGTTATACTTTGATGAACCTACTCATAAGTATACTGATAATTGTGGTAATTCTTATATTAGTGCTACTACTATTATTCATTCGTATGTTCCTAAGTTTGATTCTAATTATTGGGCTAAGTACAAAGCTAAAGAAGAAAACACTTCTATTAAAGATATAAAGAATCAATGGGATAAGATAAGAGATAAAGCCTGTGATATGGGTAATGTCTATCATAATAGTTTTGAAGATGGTATTCGTCAGAATAGTAAGTTCTTTAATGCTATTAAATATCTGAATAAACAAGAAAGTAAACAAATGGTTACTGTTGCTGATTTAGATGTTGTTGATAGTCATGTAAGACTTCTCGATGTTGATGCTTTCATTGAACATACTGAAAATAAATATCCTGAAATATATAAAGTATTTAAGTTCTATACTGAACGAGATTATAAGATATATTCAGAGATAGGAGCATTTCTTCCTAAGTATCTTCTTAGTGGAACTATTGATATACTTCCTATTCGTGAAGATGGTTTTGTTATTCTTGATTGGAAAACTAATCGTACAGGTCTTAGATTTCAAGCAGGATACTATAAGAAAGATAAAACTGTTCGTCCAGTACAAGAAACAGATGAATGGGTTCATAAGCCCGAAGATGTTCTACTTCCACCGTTTGGTGGTTTACCTAATTGTAATGGTACTACTTATGCTTTACAATTAAATCTATATGCTAAAATGGTTCATCTTATTACTGGTTTGCCTTGTCGTGGTTTAGCTCTTTGTCATATTGAAGTTCCATTTGTTCTTAACCAATATGGTAGACCTCAAAGATTTAAAGACGGTTTTCATATTGATGAAAGTAAAAGTGAAACAGCTAAATGGTATAAGATTCCTAGATTAGAACCTGAAATAGATACTATGCTTAATATCCGTTATCAAACTGTTAATGGAAGTCAGAAACAACAAATGAATTTATTTGTATAATATAAATGTAATATCATGGCTAAATATAATAACTTATTAATAGATAGATGTCGTACTGTTGATTGGAGAAAGACACTAGAAAATAAAGGTTATTCTTACTTTGATAAAGGTAAGTATAATCTTAATCTTATTGGTGTTCGTTCCAAAGAACATGGTAATGAGTTCAATGATGTTTTTATAATTGATTATTGGACAGCTAATGGTAAGAGATATACTCCTATATATCCTTGTACTACTGACCCTGGTTATAAAAGTCTTACTAATCCTGTTAATATTAAAGGTTGTGCAATTCTAGTTCCTGGTCAGTATCGTGGTTGTTTTAAGAAAGGTTATCATAAGGGACAGTATCTTGCTCTTGTTCAACATAAACCTGTCAAAGTATTCCGTGATACTAATAAAGACTTTTATCTTGATTGTGATGAATCAACAATAGAAGAAGGAATGTTTGGTATTAATATTCATAAAGCAGGTGAATCGAGTATTGTTGTTGATGGTTGGTCTGCTGGTTGTCAAGTTCTAGCTAGAAGTATGGATTTTAGAGAACTTATGAATATAGTTAACTTAGCAATTCCTTTGTGGGGCGATGTATTTACTTATACGTTGTTAGAAGAAAAAGACTTAATAATATGAAACTAAAGAGTATTGGAATAGGACTATTAATAGTAGTAATCCCGTTTGTTATAATTGGAGTATTAAACAATTTTGTTTTTAATAAGGAAAATGTAGAAGTCCCACTTATCGTTCCTGATACTATATATCAGGAAATAAAAACAAAAAGAGATAGTTTACAACTAGTAATAGATTCTATTCTCAATACTCTTAATAATACTAATCAGTATGAGAAAGAATTTGATAAAGCAATTAGTGATACTGATAGTATTGCTATTCTCGAACGCTTCATATATCTTGTGTCAAAACCAATCGGAGTTGAGAATCCAAAGGTTGGAGACGAAGGTAGATAGTTTACAGCAATCCTACTCCTTTACGGGGGATGGCGGAGCGAAGCGACGCCTAGATAAAGAAGTATTAAGAATAGCCAATGCAAAGTTAATACTTTCAGAAGAGTATAAAAGTCAATATGAATCCTACAAGAAGTTATACGAACTAAAAGTTAAAGATAGCTACTTGCAGGATTCTATTATATCTAAGCAACGTGAAGAAATAAAGAGGATAACAATACTAGGAAATCAAGCTATTGTTAATCTTAATAAGGAATATAATAAGTCTAAAAAGTATAAGAAGCAACGTAATGGATTCATAGCTAGTACAGGTGTGCTAGCTATTCTTGTTGCTATACTACTAAAATAATTAATTGTAAGCTATGCAACTGTCTGAATACCCGTTCTTCATGTATTATTATGAAGAAGATAAAGGAAAGAAATATAAGCACGCAAGAGACTGTGGATATAAAGACCCATTCGACCATTTCTTAATAGGAGAAAGCGGAGGGTTCTTAATGAATATTGACCCACATAAGCGTTTTGTTAATACAGACCTTTTACGTCCTGCTGCTGTTACTTATGAGAAAGAAGGAGTTTATACTAAGTTTGCAGTAGATAGTATGCCTCATATAAACTTTCGTAAACAGGAAACTCTACGTAGACTTGTTGGTTTTAAAGCTCCTTGTCTTATGGATACTAGAACTGGTGAGATAGAAGATGTCTATATTACTGGTGAACATTATAATTTTATTAATTATGGACGTATTCTTAAACTAGATACTAAAACACTTCGAGTAGAAGAAGGTAAAGTTACTGGTCGTAAGATAAGAGGATTTCCTAGATTTATTGATTGCCAGTGGTGGTACTTCTTAATCAAACAGTTCTGTCGAGAAAATGGTATGTTTCTTATCAATGATAAGACAAGACGTGGTGGATTTAGTTATATGGAAGCTATTGGTTCTGCTAACTTTATCAATCTTACTCCTAACCGTGCTGTTATTCATGCGGCTAGTGATAATAAGTTTTTGGTTCAATCAGGAGGTCTATCTGACTTTATGAAGAAGCAAATTATCTTCTATGAATCTAATACTCCTTTTGCTAGAGGTATAGCTAAGATTGATGCTAGTGATTTTATATTAGGTTATAAAGACCCTAGTACAGCTATTATTGACGATAATAGTTGGAATAGTGCTT